CAATCATTGTTAACCAAACATATCAGCAAATGCATTGTTACTACCAACACTTACACGCAGATCCCAGTTAAGAACTCCTAATAAATTCTCTACTTTCTGCGTAACAACAGTATCTTCCATAAGGCTGTGGTCAAACGGTAATTCTTTAAACCATTCCGGCAAATGAGTTTGATCAATAGGATACGCAACACTAGTAAGCCCCATTGGATTAGACTTTAATTTGCATACAATAACTTTTTGTCCATCAGAAATAGCACTGCTATAATTGTCACCGTGCATCTTACGCAACCGATTCCAATTAATTGCTGCCATAACATGCCCTACACCACAGCGACCAGTTTTTTCGTATTTCAACGTATACTTGGTTAGGTTATTGACACGTTTAGGTGATCCTTTTTCCCAGCTGGGTAAATCTCTAAATTGTACTTTAAACTCTTTGATCATAGCAACAGCTTCTTCTTTTGTTGCACCATTGAGCACAATTTTAAGCAATCGACTTAGAAAATCTTGTACAAACTTTGGTGTATCACTTCGCTTTAAGTCAAGCCCCATTGCTTTAATTTTGCCAGTTTCGCTTTCAACATCTAGGCGAGTACCTTCCATGTCAAAAATATTTACTGCATAACGTTTCTTCTTGATAAACAACCCTTTAACAGCAATTAGTTCTCTGCCTCCTTGGATAATTGCTCCTAGTTCTCTAGGAGAATTAAACGCACGTTCCATAAATCCTGGGAAGCTATCATTAAGTTGGTCGCTAATACTGTCATAAATTTGTATACAGATATCTTCGTTCCATTCAGTTTCACCTGCTATAACTGAATCCTTAATGATAGGCCAAGCACTGAAGTATACAGAGTCAGTATCGCCATATATAACAGCATCACCTGTGTGATCGTATTTGCCTGTAACTGCTTCATTGACAAAACTATCCATGTGTTTGGCAATGCTACGTCCTGTTAGCGTTGTACTTTGCCCAATGCGTTTATCGAAAAATCTACAGCCCGGATTAAGAATAGCACCATACAAACTGTTCAAGTTAATCTTCTTAACCAACTGTCGCTTGTCCCAAAATGCTTTCTCTTCTGAAGTAGTTACTTCTTTCTTTTTTGCTTGCATTACTTTACGTTCAGCATACCAAGTATCCAGCAAGTCGGGAATAATACCAACTTGACTGTATTTAAATATAGTACCATTGGCGCTAAGTGTCCATTTTTGTCCACTTGCAAAAATTAAATCGTGGACATCCTTGGCACTAATTTCGTCACTACCATGAGGTTCCCAGTCGAGTGTAAGCATAACATCATCACGACGTGACATTACTGCTTCGTATTCTAGTGTACCGAACATGTTTTCCCACGCATCAGCAAAACTCTTTTTCTCGTTTGTGATTTTGTTTTCAATATACTCGTCGGTCATTATTGGACGTAATTGTCCTATAATAGTTTCTGGACCCATGTTTAGTGCACGAATAGCACTAGGGTACAGACTGTTGATATCGATTGCGCCAACCCAATTATGCATTCCTTTTTTAGGAAACGCAACATATGCTCCTGCTGCCTGTGTGTTGCCTTCGTGGCGTTTTCGATTAGGAACAATCAAGTTTTGTTTGTGTGCGTGATTGATAATAGCCTGCTCGGTAACAGCAACAGCACCCATTGTTGTAGGCAGCAACACAGTGTTTTCGTGTGCCAGCTGATTTGCCAAGTCCATGAACTGTAGTTTTTTATCTAGTTTGTCTAGCAGCGCAACGTCCTGTCTATTATATGCAATAAACTTTTCAAAATCGTTGTTATAAAGGCTATCTAGTGTACCTGTGTATGCAATCTTTTGTTCACCGAGCTCGTATTCGCCGATTGCATCGAGGCTATAACTATGGCGCTCTTCATAAGTGTACTTGCGATACAACTGCATATAGTCAACATGTACTCGCCCAATTAAATCATACGTGATTTGTTCTGCACCAAATCTTTCAAATGTACGTTGCTTTGGCAACATATTCCACAAGCAAAACCGCCTAGTATCATTCTTGCTTAGAACACGAGTTACACGAGTAACCATATATGGTATATCATACCCTTCACTGTTCCATCCACTTATGATATCTGCGTCTTCTAATAAGTCCAAGCATACTGTTAGCATTTCTCCTTCGTTATCAAACATAATAGTGTTTTCAAACTTTGCAGCAATTTCATTTGCTGTTTCCATACTCATGCCTTTAGGAGGCAGTGCCAGTGTTACTAACTGATCTAACCATTGTAAGTGTACAGTAATTGCTGTGATTGCGCTGAATGCTTCTTCCGGAGGCGAAAAGCCTCGTTTAGGATCAAAATCAGTCTCAATGTCAACAAACGCAACCTGTAGCTTCGGTGCGTCAGCATTTATATATTTTTCGCTTAGGCAACGGAATACAGGATTAATATCACTTTCCCAAAGACGATTACTACCTTCGTGCGACTTGAGTTCTCGTCGAAACTCTTTGCTACTTTTTGTAATAAACTTCGACACTGGAGTATCGTAAATAGTCCTGTACTTGCCACGAGAATCGTCATAATAAAAAACATATTCAGCCGGGTACTCGTTAAAAATACGTTTGCCTTTTACTCGCTCAACAACGTGAATTCGATCGTTATCACGGTCAATAATAGCGTCAATATAGCTCATGCAGGATCCTTATATTCTTTAAAAATATATATTATATTTTGATTAATGGTCTTTTCCTACTGCTACTAAAATATCTTCTAGTGTGCTGTAATCTTCGCTAGCTCGAGCAAAGTCGCCTTTGTGTGCAATTTTAATAGCACGATTGAGTACTGCTGGCTTAATTTGCATTTCTTCAGCAATTGCTTTTACAGTGTCTTTGAGGCCACCATTAAGGTCTTCGACCTCTTGCATTACAGTACTGCCTTCGCGAATTAACTGTGTAAGCTTGTCTTTTTCTTCTTGTGTAAAGTTTCGTACGGATGTCATTTAGATACCTTTTTCGTTTGTATTGTATTTACAATACAGGATTATGGCACAGTTGTCAACAAAATAAATAGCACTACATCGAAGGATATATCAATTTGGACATAAGAGCAGACATTAAGTCAAACAAGTTTGGCACATATGACTTTACAAAAGAGAAGTCAACTTATTTAGACAGTGTCTCACCGGGCCAATATAATATATGGAATAAATGGGACAAGTTGGAAACTGTAATGCTAGGCGATCACTATCGCAGTGCGTTTTTTGATGATATTAAAAATACACGCATACGTGGAGCATTACAAAAGATTGCCGACGAAACGCAAGAAGATCTTGAGTACTACGAAAAAGTTCTTAAAGACTTTGGTTGCAATGTAGTAAGACCTTATTTGGATCACAACAAAGGTATTATGGACTACATAGATAATCAAGGTAGGGGGCAGTACTGGTCGTCGGGTGTTCCTAGATCTCCGTTACAGACAAGAGATATGCAGTTTGTTGGTGGAAACAACTTGTTCTTTACACACTATGAAAATGGAGTAGCTCAAAGATTTTTTGATTACAACTTTAATGATTCAATTGATATCAAGCAAAGTATGGAAATGGACGGCATATTTGCGCCATCGTATACTATGGTTGGTAGAGACATATACATAGATCAATATGACTGTAAGCTAAGAGATGACCAAATACAGGCACTTAAACAAAACATACCAAATGTAAGAATAAACACATTAAATCACGGCGGACACAGTGATGGCTGTTTCCATACTATAAAACCAGGCGCAATACTTAGTATACTTGATATCCAAACCTATCAAGATACATTTCCTAATTGGGATGTATGCTATTTGCCCAACCAAAGCTGGGGGCAAGTACAAGGCTTTACAAGCATGAAAGAAAAAGTCAATGGCAAATGGTGGGTACCAGGTGAAGAAGAAAACGACGAACTAACACATTTTGTAGAAACTTGGTTACAAGACTGGGTAGGCTTTGTCGAAGAAACAGTATTTGATGTCAATGTATTGGTACTTGATGAACATCACGTGTGTGTTAACAACATGAACCCAACAGTAATTGAATTCCTCAAAAAGCACAATATGGAACCAGTGCATGTGCCATGGAGACATCGTTACTTCTTAGATGGAGGATTGCATTGTATTACGCTGGATATCAAAAGAAATGGAACACAACAGGATTATTTCCCCGATAGAGGCGAT